TTACGCATACTTCTGACCCTCATCGTTTTCACTTGGGGGCAAAGCTGGGGGCGTTTGTATCTGGATCATCGCCGCAGTCAACTCGTCGTCATAGACGTGGGCGTATTTTACCGTGGTTTTGATGTCCGAATGGTTCAATGCGCGTTGCACGATCTTGAGGTTCCCGGTCTGCCGTAGCAACCGCGTTGCCATGTCGTGGCGTAGGTCATGGAACCTGAAATTTTGAACACCAGAGCGGGCGCGGAGCCGCCTCCATTGAGACTTGGCACCCTCGGGGGTGATTGGATAACGCTGCCCCCTTACCTGTCCTTCAAGCGGACGCTGGCAAATGAACGTGAAGACAAACTCAGGGTGATGCCCTTTGCATTGCTTCAAGATCGCATCCACTGCCGGGGTGATGGGTGTCGATACCTCTTTCCCGCCTTTGCCGATGGTGGTGATGCGTTTGGCGAAGACGTTGACGTTGCTCCACCGGATCAGCGTTTCATTCCGTCTCAGACCGGTAATGCGGGCGAACTCAAACCACAGGGCATAATCATTCCGGACAGCACCGTTCAACGCCACTGCCTCGGTGGTGTCGAGAGAGCGCGTGTTTTCCTTTGGCTCCTTGAGCATGTGCTTTTTCCATCTGGGCATTTTCGGGATCGCAGCACCCCAGATGTCACGAGCCGCAAGCATGATCGACTTGATCAGGATCACGGTGGAGCGGTTCACTGTCGCGTTTGCAATCAATTGCACTGGCTTCCCATCCTTTCGGACCTTCTTCCCGTGCTTGGTGTCACTACGGCGACGAGCCACGAGGGATGCCACCACGTCATCGGTGATGGCATCCATGCGTATGCTCGGGGTCAGGTATTCGAGAAGCCGCTGAATATCCGTGAAGGTCGTCGCGGAGTTTTTATGATGCTGACCTATCTCATTCCAATAGCGTCCAGCCGCGATGTCCAAGGTCATGGGAGCCGTTCCCGTGATCCGGGCCTGCTTTACGTCTTCGGCAATCTGCTGCCGCCATTGGCGTTCGATCAGCTCTGCTTCTTTTTTGGTAGTGGCTTTTGTAGACTTGTGAACGCGATGACCGTGGAGTTCGAACTGGCAACGGTAATAGGGGGAGCCTTCGGGCTTGTAGACGGGCATGGCTTTTTCTCACGGCGCTTGTTGTTGGTTATGAACTGCTCCAGCATGTAGTCGGTGAAACGGTATTGCTTGCGCTTTTCGGTCCCGACATTCACGTATCGGATGCGGCCATCTTCCACGTGCCGCATAAGCGTCTTCACGCTGATGCCAAGCTTGGCCGCTGCTTCGGCGGCGGTGAACATGGGTTCCTTCGGGAGGGGGCGGTTAATCATCTGAGGAACTCCGCTAACTCGCCGCTGGGAACTCCCGTTAGGTCCAGAACGAAGTTTGGGTCTCTTCCCATTGTGATTTGGTGTTCCCGGGCAGCTAAAAGGGCGTCACTCTTTGTTGCAAATGGCCCATCGTGCTGGTCCGGTGTGTCACCAGCAGCAGTCGAGTAAGTGCTGAGGTGCTGAAAAACCGCAACGTATTTCTTATCAGGCATGTGAGTGTTCCCTTCGGAATGGGTTAAGCCGCCTCATGCTGGCGCTGTTCGGCCTGCTGCGCGGCTTTCAATATTTGGATGATCTCACTGTTTTTGCTGCGGCCATTTTCATCGGCACGGGCCGACAGCCATTCATTTATTTCCGGTGGCATCCGAAGACCAAAGGGAGGCTGAGTGTTTTTCATAATGATGACTCCATAATGTTGTTAACAACATAATAGATACATTATGAAGCGATTGCGTCAAGCGATAAAATGGCTTCATTATGAAGTCATGAGAAAATCAGATGATCCAGAAACCAAAATTGCGAATATTGCGCCATTTGGATTGAGATTGCAGCCAGAGCTTAAACGGCGCGTGGAAGCTGCTGCGAAGAAAGCAAATCGCTCCCTAAACGCGGAAATCACTTCGCGGTTGGAGTTCTCATTTGCTGCTGATGTGATAGTTCAGGAAACCGGATGGGATGTAGGCCATGGGCACGAAACGCCCGAATTCGCTGCTGCCCACCAAAAGACTAAAACCCTAGAAAAACGTGTTGAGGAGCTAGAAGCGAAAGTCGCAGCTCTTATGCGGGCCAAATAGAAAGACACATCTGTTGCGTTTCTGAAATTAATTGCACTGGGGTTTCATGAAGTACGTTGCGCCATCCATAAGAGAAACGGCTTTTAACTGTGCACATTGCGGTGCGTTGACAACGCAGTATTGGTACACACTTCGGGCTGATGCGGTCGAAACAACTGACTCACTTCCGTTGGTGATCACGCCAGCGGTAGCAAGCGAGTATCAATATGAGCATATAAAACACAAAGAAATTCGCGCCGATCTGCTGGAATGGTCCGCGAAATTGATGACTGGCGAGATTTTTCTTTCAAACGGGGAAGACGGAAAGAACAGATTTAAGTCGGTCAGCAATGTGAACATCTCTGAGTGCTATAATTGTAGCAAGGTCGCAGTCTGGGTTTGGGACCGAATTGTTTACCCACCTCTTATAGGTGAAGCGCCAGCACCAAACGTCGATCTGCCGGACGACATAAAGCGGGACTATGAGGAAGCCAGCTCTATCCTAGACCGCTCGCCGCGTGGGGCAGCGGCACTGATACGGCTATCTATCCAAAAACTTTGTAAACATCTTGGGCAACCGGGCGAAAACATCAACTTAGATATTAAGGCATTAGTAGCCTCTGGCCTCGACGCTAGAGTGCAAAAGGCATTGGATGTCGTTCGCGTGATTGGCAACAACGCGGTTCACCCCGGCAGCATGGATTTACGAGACGATAGGGCGACAGCGGAAACCCTTTTTCGGCTACTAAACCTTATTTCCGAAAAAATGATTTCGGAGCCAAAGCATGTGGATGAGGTTTACGCGTCGTTACCCTCTGGAGCATTGGCAGCCATCGACAAGCGAGACAAGACAAGCTCCTAAGCCTGTGCTTAGAACTTTGACCCCGGGGGACCAATGAGTATTTCGAAGCCATATCATCGCATGTACCGGCCAATGATCCAGTCAGCGAATTCTGGGTACAGCGGAGTGGGTTACTTGCGCGATCCAGACTACGCTGCGGCACCCGGCAAGTATGTGAGGGGTTACCTTCTTATACAGAAAGATCTTGAAAGACTTTTTGAATATATCGAGCCAAGCCCCGAAGCCGAAACAACCTACTCTTTCCGTATTCATGAACTGTTTATGAGAACCTGCATCGAGATCGAGGCAAATTTCAAAGCGATATTGGAGGCAAACACTTACACGCCTGTTATCAAATACAACCAGCCTGTTTACAATATTCGTGTCTACAAAAAAGTTAATGCTAGCCATCATCTTTCTAGCTATCAGGTGACCCTTCCTATGTGGGATGGTCCGAGTAAGGTCTGGAGGCCTTTCCAAAACTGGGACGCTGGTAATCCTATCGACTGGTATCAGGCCTACAATGCGAGCAAGCATGACAGATTGCTACAATTCAAACAGGCAAATTTTGGTGCTCTTCTTTCGGCAGTGACTGGGCTGCTGGTTTTGATATCTTCTCAGTTTCAAGGGGAGGAATATTCTTCTGCAAATGATACTCTAAGCGTGGATGGGTACGATTATCATGAAATGGAAGCTGCGACCGGCTCGCTATTCCGGATTGAATATCCTACCGACTGGCCAGACGACGAAAAATATGACTTCGACTGGAGTGCTTTGCAGTCCCAGCCGGACAAATTTCAGCGCTTTGACTACAATGCGGTGGCTTGATAGCGCTCCATTGTTCAAGCGGTGAGCTTCCCTCTTTTCGCCATCAGGTGAAACTCCTCTTGCCCATCATCGCCCCGGGACGCTGCTGCTTCTGAACAAACTCAACCATCTTGTTTTCGAGCATCGTGTCCAGTTCCTTCGTAAGGCGGTCTGACATTGCAGCGTCGGTGTCCTTGTTCCCACTTGCCTGCACGGTGATGGGGATGGTCGGGCTGAATACATTGCTCACCTGATTTGTGGTGGCACGAATGCTTCCACGGCCCACGCCCGCGTTCAGACTTGTTGCCTTGCCGGAATTGATGGCCTCCAGCGCGGCACGGTTCTGTTTCGTGGCTGCGGCATTCACAACGAACTCCCCATCGCTTAGATATGCCGGGATGCTGTCGCTCCGTGATGTGCCGGGACCGCGAACATTGCCCCCACGCGCAAAGTGCTGAACACCACTCGGCGTAATAAACCCGCCATCCTTGGCTCCGAAAAGCGAGCTGAAAAATCCACCCAGAAGACCACCTCCCGACTTTCCACCGCCTCCCATCAGGCTTGCAAGAGGTCCTTGTCCTAGCAATGCGGCTTGCAGCACTGCCTGCGCAAGGGAGGTTATGAGCTGCTGGAGCGCTTGCTCTGCGGTCATGGTCCCCGTGATGAGGCCGGTCAACGCGTCCGCTGCCGTGGATGCAAAGAAGCCGCTCACCTGCTGGGCCTGTTCCTGCGTCACGGCGTATTGCTGGGTGGCGGTCTCTGCTGTTGCCATGCCTTGAGCAAGGCGGCTGATTTCTTCCCGCTGCTGTGTGGTAAGAGGAATGCCCTGCTGCATTGCGGCGGCAAGCATTTGCTGTTCATAGCGGTATGCCATGGCAGCTTGGCCCGTCATGGTGAGTGCTTGCTGCTCTGTCTGCTGCTCGGTCGTGAACTGCTGCGCATCGGCAATGATGCTCTTGTACGCGTCAGACTGTGCGACAAGCGCGGTGGTCTGTTTTTCGATCTCAGCAGAACGGGAGGAAGATCGTGCATCCTCATCTTCGATGTGCCAGTTTTCGTTTTTCAGGGGGAACGACAGGCCGAATTGATTGGCGTTCTGATGCACCCACTGGCGTGCCGTATCTGAACCATATCCCAAGTCCGCTGCGGAGCCTTTTCCGTGTTGGGAATTTCCCGGAGGTGCAACCCATTTCCGCGCTGCTTCCGGCGAACCATATTTCTGGAGAGCTTGAAGCCACAGCTCTTGCTGACGCTCCACTGAACGGAAGCCGGAATTGATGGTCACGCTGCCCTTGAGATCGTCGGGCATGGACGCCAGCATGGTGGCAAGCTTCTGCTGGAAACCCGACTGCATTCCACTGATGTGCTGGGCATTCTTTCCCGATGCGAGAACATTTGAGAGATATGCTGATGGGTCATCGGTGGCGGATTTCACGCCCACGGCTTTCAGGGCCGAACCGCGAAGTTCATTTGCCTGATAGACCTCACCCATGGTGCGGGCTTTGGAGAGCGCGGCGTTATAAGCCGTGTTGATGCGGGCCTGCGCATCGAGCTGGGCAAGGTTGTTGGCAAGGCCGGGGATTTCATTCCTCAGCGAACGGACTGCCTCGGCAAAGCTGTTCAAGCCCTTTGCGCCCGTACCAGCTGCGGTGCCGGTATTGTTCAATGCGCCATAGAGGTTCGAAAGCTCCGGGGTGGTCTGCTTGGCATCCTGTCCGGTCTTGTAGATGAAATCTTTGTCATATCCCTGCCGCGCATCCAGAATATCGCGGAGTTTCATGGCTTCCGTGGTCAGCCGCTCAACTTCTTGCTGAGACTGGCGAATGTTCATCACTTCGAACGGCGTGCCGCTGCTAACCTGCATGAGATCGGCAAGGTTCTGCTTCTCGGCCTGTAGCTTCGAATAGACGCTGGTCAGAGCAGACTGCACATTGCGCGTGCTCTGTTCCTCAAGCTTGTTGAACCTGTCCAGCACATCATCCATGGCCCCCACGAGGCCAAGCACGGCCTGTTTTGTCCAGGTGGATATGGTTGTTCCCAGCGCATTCCATTTCCGGTCCAGCTCGTCGGCGCGGGCAATGACCTCATCATCCATGACCGCACCGAACTCGTGGGCCTCGCTGATGAGCTTGCCGATACCATCCGCGCCACGGTCAATTAGCTCAACGAAGCGTTCGCCACCCGTCCCGCCAAACAACTCATCGGCAATGCGGATTTGCGCGGCCTTGTCCAACTGCTGGAGCTTGCCGATGATCTCCACCAGCAGCGCGGATGGGTCTTTCAGCTTGCGCTTGAGGTCGTCGGCACCCAGACCCAAACGACCGAATGCTTCGGCGGCGCTGCCCTGTCCCGTGATGATAAACTCATCTGCACGAAGGGACAGCTCTTTCATGCCATCGGTCAGGGCATCAATGGGAATGCGGTTCTGCTGGGCAACATACCCTAACTCTTGAAACGCACGGGTGCTGAGACCGGCACGCTTGGCTTCGCTGCCGATGTTGGCAATGCCCTTGGTCACGTCACCGATGCGTGAAATGACGCCCTGCAACGCACCGATGGATAGACCGGCGACGATACCAGCGACGCCACCTTTCAGCGCGGCCATGGCAACGTTCACGCCCTGCGAGGCCTTGGACATGGACTGTTCAAGTGTGTCGGCAGAACGCTTTGCCTGCCGTTCGATGGCCTGAAAATTCGTGCTGGCGGTGCGGTTCGCCCGTTGGAAATTCCTCTCGAAGTCGCGGATGCGGGCTTCCAAGGAGACGACAAGCTGTTCGGTATCTGTGGGCATGGGGTGTCTCCTTTAAAAGATCAGCAGACCGTCGCTGCGCTCTTCACTGTCATAGATGGAACGGGTGTCTTCCCCGGTGGAGGCACGGGCAACAGCCATGGCGGCAGCAACTGCACCGTCTATCTTGTCGCGGGACTTGCCTTTGTGGAAACTCTTGTTTCCGGCCTTGTCGGTTTCAACGGCGATATTATCGAAATTCCAGCGCAACACGGGATGCCCGCCATGACGCAAGCGACCTGCGATGACGGCGCGTTCCAGTTCTTTGATTGCCGGTGCCATTGTCACCCAGCCCTGCCGCATCTCGATTGCGGGGTAGCCGTCTTCCAGCAGGTTGTTGAGCATGTTGCGGGCTAAGTGAGGATCGAATGCGATCTCACGGACTTGGAAGCGTTCGCATATCTCCCGGATGGTGTCTTCCACGGCACGGAAGTCCACGACATTGCCGTTGGTCGGTTCGATGTAACCATCATCTGCCCATGTCGGATAAGGCACGTTATCCCGCTCGGCACGGCGATAGAGGTTATCGGCTGGGCAAAAATACCACGGATGCACGAAATAGCCGTCTTCACCATCTCGCCATGCGGCGACGATCACGGTCAAATCCGAATTGCTGGAAAGGTCCACCGCAAGCCAGCACGGTTCGTGCTCTAGCTCGGCAATATCAAAGGCGGCGGCACCCCTGTCATAGATGGACATTTCCACGAACGGGTCAGAAGAATGCCCCAGCCAAACATTGAGGTGAAGCTGACGAAACGCTTCCCGGTCGGCAGGGCGCTGGGCTGCTTCACGGGCGAGCTGGCGAAGACCACCGATGTCAGGATATCCATGGATGAGGCCGGGATTTGCCGCCTTCCACACATCCTCATCCTGCCAATCGGCATCGGGTGAAGTCTCGAATAGGATGGGCAGCGTTGCAGGATCGTAGACCTTTCCGGCTGCAACATCGCGGGCGTACTGGATGACCTCATGGCCGATGTTTTCCTGCCCACGTCCTGCCGTGGTGATGACAATGCAAAGGGAGTTTGGCACTTTCACGAGGCCGGTTCTGATAACGTCCCAGAGATCGCGTTTTTTATGCGCGTGGATTTCGTCAACCAGCGCAAAGACCGGGGTGCGTCCGTGCTGGGTTCCGGCATCATTCGACAGGCTTTCGAGGAAAGAGCCATTCGGGAAGGTCAGGCGGTTCTTGTATTCCTGCACCTTAATCGTGTTGCCAGCGTCAAAGCGACGGGTGCCTTGACCCTTCCGCCATAGCTCTTCGCTGCCTGCACGGATGATGCTTTCAGCTTCGGTGAAGGCAAGCTTGGCCTGTTTGCGGTCGGCAGCAGCGGTCAGGACTTCCCCACCGGGAACGGCTTCCGGTCCCATCGTGTGGAGAAGAGCAAGGGCAGCACCAAGCGAGGTCTTGCGGTTTCCACGGGGCAGCAGGATCGTGGCCTGTTTTATGATCCGGTTGCCGTGCTCATCACAAGGACCGTAGATTTGGCGAACAATCTTTTCCTGCCATGGGTCAAGCTGGAATGCGCGATCTGGAAGTTTTGATTTCGGATGCTTTAAGCTGCGGAGAAAGTCCACCGCACGCTGGCCATGTCCCAACGGGTCGGGGATGTCCGCGAACGGATTTGCAATCAATTTCACTTTCTTCTTTTTCAGTATCAACGCCATGGTTAGACACCCACCGCCACGCAACGAAGGTCCAAGCCTTCACGGCGTCCAAGCTCCTTGATCTCTTTCACATCGTAGGCCTGTCCCTGATCGGTGACGCGGTCAGCAACCTTGAGGCCAGCGCGGTGCCGGATGCGGAAGATGACAGCGGTTTCCCCGGTTGATCCGAATGACCGCATAAATTCTTCGGTGCTGGATTGCACGAGCTGGGCGCGAACCGTGGCAATCTCGGTCCAGCCTTCTGTCTGGGTTCCGTAGTCATCCACCGTCAACGCATGGCGTTCGATGCTGATGGTCTTGTCGAGTTTCCCGGCCCTCATGCTGCCACCTCTGAAACGAGTGCAGCCAAGGACATGAGGCCATGTGAATGGATGCCGTTCGGGTCGCGCATAAACCTGCTGGAGGTGACGCGGAGGTCAGCAACATGCAGGCCGGTGGCGGTCCATCGGGTGTCGGTAAGAGCTTCCCTGATGGCACCCGCGACCTGTTTCGAAAATACAAGGCCGGTTTCCTTCTGCCAGATATGCAAATCCACGAACACCTCATGACGCATACGGGCGATGTCACCACCCGGAACGGTCTGACCTTCACCCAGTAAAATTGAGGGGAATGCAGCCGGGGTGCCGTTGCGGTCTACGATATTGGCAACAGGGACAAGCGTGGTGATGGCGGTGGCAGCTACCAGACGGAGGCGGATGGCCTTCTGCAATTCAAGGCTAGGTTCCATCACGTCGCCTCCTTTACGGCCTTGCGGATGGCACGCTTGATCCGGTTGGCGATGGACTTTTTCTTCAAACGGAATGCAGGCCAAAAGAATGGCTGTGCTGCCGTGTCGGCGCTGCCGAATTCAACGATGTGAGGGTATCTGACATCGCTGTTTCCTACGGTGATGAGAACCTGATTTTCCCCTGCCGTAGTGCTGCCTCCCGGCTGGCTGTATGGCGGAGTGGTTTCCCCGGGCAAGGTGATGTGGATGCTGTCGCGCAAATCACCGCTATCCACGGGTGCCAGCAAACGCATGGTCACGCAGAGATCACGGCCTGATGTGATGAGTGCCGGGGCGACTGCTGCTTTCACAGCGCGGGGAATGGCATCCAAACGGCGCTTCAATCGGTCTGTCTGTTTGCTCAAAACACGTACTCCCGATACGGGGCGATGAGTTGCCAAACACCGAATGTGATTTCCTCGGCACTAACACCGACAAGCGAGGCCTCCCGGTTTTCGTAGAAATGGCCGGTGAGCTGGAGAATGGCTTCCTTCACATCGTCAGGAACGCCAGCCGAACTGGTGAAGCCAGATGCCAGCGAAAACCCCAGCAACTGTTCAACGTGCGCCTCGGCGGCATTGATCTTGGTCTGTATCAGCGCGTCGTCTGCATCGTCGGTGATGTTCAGGTGCGCTTTTGCGGCGGTCAGTTGAACGATGCTCATAGGCGGTTCTCCGAATTTTGATGCAAATCGTGCGCGTGTCTTCCCACGCCGGTCCCTTTGGCATTGTGGAAAGTTTGGACATACCCGGGGGGTGTTCTCTTCCGTGGATGGGACAACTTGGCTATGAGGGAATGATGTACGTTGATTGGTCCCAGTTTCATCCCGTCGCCAGCATGTCCCTCCGCGACGACAGGCAAGGCATTGTCATCAGCATCATTGACGAGTTGCTTGGTGCTGCGATGCAGGTCGTTTACGTCTGGGTGGACAGCTATGGCTATGTGCTGCGGGTTGGCACCACCAAGTACAGCGTCGGCAACCGGCTCCGGCAGTATGCACCGCACATCAACAGGGCGTTGTTGGGTATGCCCAGCTCCACGCCTTTGTGGGAAGCCCAGAAGTGGCATAGCATGGTGTTGTCGGGAGAGCTGACCGCACTCGTTCACGAACCACCGTTGATCAGCACCGCAGCGGGTTTGATACGGCCCTATCTCGATATTGAACGGCTGATGATTGCAGGCCTCAAGCCGCCGCTCAACAGAAGCCACAGGTGATTGCTGGGTCATTGGTGGCGTTTCTCCATCGATTGCAGTGGACCATCGTGGCAAGGCTGGCATACTGGCACCCACTTGCTGCGGTCCCAGAAGATGGCCTTGTCACCACGATGTGGGGTGGAGTGGTGCACGATGGTGGCAGGCTGGCCGCAACGGGCGCATGATGGATGCTTGGCAAGGAAACCCTTCCGGGCTGCCTCCCACTTTCCATCATATCCGCGCTGACGTGCCGTTGGTCGCTGCTGATCAAAGCGTGCCTTGCGCTCCCGGTCACGTTGAACGGCGTGCTCACAACGCTGACCAGAGGCGAGAACACAACCACACATGCGGATGGACGGAGCGCTGTAAGGCATTAGAACCGCCTTCCACAGCCAGCGGCCTTGATCAGTTTAGGCCGAACTGGCCGTTTTACTGCTTTCCGATGCTCACGAAAAAGGTCGGGTGACAGCTTTCCGGTCTGCACGGGAGACACATCATACCCCAGAGCTTGAAGTAGCTGTTGTAGGGTTTCCATCTTGACGTGAGGCCCGCCGCACAGAAATCGGCGTGTTGTTGAGCGGCTAACGCCAGATGCCGTGGCGAGCGCACGCTGGCTAATTTTAAGGTCATTCATTCGCTCTCGAACGAATTTGGGCCAATCAATCATGGTGCATCCTCCTTGATGGTGCCGATGCCTGAGAGGACGCTACGGAACTTCTGTTCCAGCGGGCGGTCGTCTTCGGCTGTGGATTTTTCGTTGCCGCCATAAATGGCTTTGAGCATTTCCAAGCGGCCTTGATAGGCGAGTTGGATTTCTGCCGGGGTGGCATCAAGAGCCGTTTCTGGGGACCATCCCAACCACCCAGTGGCCTTCCTGTAGAGGTCTTCAAGATAATCTTTGAACGGCACGGACTTGGCAGGCTTGCCCTTAGGTGCAGCCTTCGGCGCGTCGGCAGGGTCTACCCCGGCGCATGCCATGACGTATTGCAGTAACGGTGCTTTGAGACCGTCCAGCTCATCAAGGCGATTAGGCAAAAAGTCGAGATCGGTATGATCTTTGATAATATCGATGGCAGCGGTGAGGCTCCCGTCCATAATCTCTCGGGTGAGCTGCCGGAATGAGCCTTCCCGGCGCTCTAGCCGGATTGCACAAGCCAAAGATGGGCGAAGCTGAATAGCCTCGCCCGCGATGGTGATTACAATGGTTTCAGCCAGCCTCATTGCAGCAATCCCGCTTACGTAGCCGAAGCCAAGACTTCGATAATCGGCCCGCTGATAGCGAGAGAGAATGTCGTCTGCACAATGCTGTCCGCGTCATTGAAAGCGTTGCGGCGCGAAGCCACGATGGCAGAGAAGTAAAAGATGGAGTTCTTCGGGCTTGCACCGGCAGAGGGGCGGTCATTCAATTCTATTTTGAAATTGTAGCTGCCACTTGCCTGTTCGGCAGCTACGAGCGCGGCATAACCGGTGTCGGCGCTGTCACGGGCGACGACGAGCTCCATTGTGCCATTGTCGCGGCTTCCTTTCAGTTTGCGAACATAGGCCTGATCGACAAACTTGCCGGTGACAATTTCGGCCTCGCTGCCTGCCTCGCCAACGTCCATAATGTTGCTTACGGGCGTCCATGTGTCGCCCGCATATGCAACGGCGGTAGAAAAGGGAGCCGTTGTTCCAACGGAGACCTTCGTCAATGCGGTGGTGGTGATACCCATCTGGGTTTCCTTTCAAACTGGTGATTGTTCAGGTCCATGCGTAGAAGGTACCGGTCGTGCCGGTGGCGAGAACGCGGACGGGATGGAAGGGCAACAACTGACCTGCCGTAAGCGTGTACGGAAGATCGATACCCGCCTCATCACGGATCATGATCGTTCCTGCCACTTGGCAGAATATGCAGCGGGCTGCATCTGGCAGGTCTTGCGTGTCGTTTGGAACGATCTGCCAATGCCGATATCCGGCGTCCAGTGAGGTTCTCGCTCTGCTCTCAGATTTCGGCATTTTGGTCTTCCCAATTAGTATGTCTGGCGAAACGCAATCGAGTTGCGTTTGCCGTACGCTGGGGTCTTAGGATGCGGCGACCTTGACCTTCACGAAGCGGTCAGGATGCGTGACATCAGCGCCGACACGCTTGCGGGCGTGGAAACGGGTGATACCGTTGGTAGCCTTGGAGAACGGGTCCACGAGAACGGAAACACCAACGCGGTCCACGATGCGGTAGCCAGAGAAATCACCGAACACGATGGGGAATGCACCGGCTGCAACACTTGGCATGTCCACGGCTTCTATGATCGGGCGACCGAGAAGCGTGGAAGGCGCACCCACCTGAATGGACGGCTGCCACAGATATGCGCCCTGTCCGTCTTTCAGTTTTCGGATGCTTGCGAGGGTCGTGCGGTTCATCAGCCATGCACCGTTCTGGGCATAGACTGATGGCAGCTTGGACATGGCATCGATCAGAAGATCAGCCGGGGCGGTTCCCAGAGTGGCGGCAGCGCCCGTGACAACCTGCTGGATGCCTGTGGCCTGCAAGATGCCCTTTGGCTTTCCAACACCATCACCGTCCACGAAGGCAGCACCTTCCTTGACGCCGAAGTCTTCCGCGAACGATGTGCGGAGTTCACCTTCCACGTCATAAGCGGCATCTTCCAGAAGCTGCTTGGACACGTCCACGAAGGTCGCCAGTTCGTGCGGAGCAAGCGTGACCTGCCCGAATGTCATGGTGCTTTCCGGGCGATCTTCGATTTCCGAAACCCATTGCGCATTCGTGCCGGTGAGCTTTTTCGGATAGCGCACCTCCGGTCCTGCAATCTGCATGACACGGGCATAGGCGCGGATCGGGCTGTATTCGACTACGGTGCGAAGGATTTCGTTGCCGTATTCCGGGGGTGCCAGGTATCCCGCCGATGCGTCATTGGCGACGGTAAGCGCACGCTGTTCTTCCGCGTTGAGGGCGGCAGCACCACGACGAAGATAGACACCGAAGGCAAGGGCGTCGGCTGTCGGTTCGTTGCGCTGTTCCTGCTGGGTGCCGGGGCGATTAAGGCGCGTTTCCATCGAAGCCAGACGTTCTGTCAGGCTGCGCACCTCGGTTTGGTGAGCGGTGTGCCGTTCCTCGGCAGCGGTGCGGAGTTCTTCCACAGCAGCCGTGGCGACTGCCAGCGGGTCGTCTTCGCGTTTTTCGAGTGGTGCCGCGCTGCGGGTCTCGATCTTGATATGCTTCATTGGTTCAATCCTTTCGAAGCGTTTCGATGGTGCGCGACACTGCGCGGGTGAAGGCCGAAACATCACTCATGGAGCGCACCTGTTTGATGCGGGCATTGCCTGCACTAGGCAGGGCAACCAGAGAGATTTCGACCAATTCGATATCGGTGAGGATGCGGAGGCCATTTGCCCCGCGTTCGGCGGTACGGGCGCGGAAGCCGATGGACAGGCCATTGAGCGCCCCAGCCTTGAGGAGAGCATGGGCTTCCTTGCCGCGTGCGGTTTCGGTGATGAGCTTGCCGGTTACAGCGAGGCCGGTGGCGTCCTCGCGGATGTCGGTCCAAACGCCAATGATTTCGTCTGTGCGGTGAGACCACAGCATCGGCGGGCGTATGTTGCGTGTCTGATGTTCAGACAGGGTGCGGGTGAATGCCCCGCGCTTCACGATTTCATTGAAGCTGTTGCGCTCATCGAAGACGGCAGCATGGCCGGTGAAGACACCGCCATCATCGGCGGCAGAAAACCGAATGTCGAAGTCCAGCGCCTCACGGGTCTGAGTTTCGCGAGTTTCAACGTTTCCATATTTGGCTGCGAGGGCCGTTTTCAACTTGGCTGATGGAACGTGGTAGGTCATCACGCCGTCAACCAGCATGCGGTCGCGACCGAACTTCGATGCGACGGTATCAGCAGCGCGTCGAACGGACCTGATTTGGTTGCGGGTCGGCTCCTCAACGGAAAAGATACCGCGTGCCATGTCAGCTGCGGTAAACTTGATGCCGGGAGCGGTGCGAAAAACCTCTTCGACAAATTGCTGCACATAGCCGCTCATCGCTCTGCCCCGTCTTGTGAAATTGATTTCATTTGCTCGTCAGGCACTGCCGGTTGATCTGAACGTGCACCGAACATTAGGTTTTCGATGATGGGCAGCGTGACCGCGTAAAGGTCTGTAACGGACATTCGAGCGCTGTAGGTGGTGACGAGTGCGGATGCATCTTCCGGGTCTGTGCCACCGCCGATTAGGCCAAGGCGTATGACTTCGGTCAGTTCGCGATATGAGAAATCCCCCGCGAAGAAACGGCGCGACAGGCCACCAATGCCCGATGCGGTTTTCCGCTCCAGCTCCAGCACGAGGTCTGGGGTCAGGCGGAAATCATATTCGGCATCACCGAAGAACTGACGGTTCGTGGGCAGCTCATTCATCGGCGTTGCCCTCGGTCTTTGGTGTGGTGGGTTTGGTCTTGTCGGTCGTGGTGTAGGGGTTCTGGAGAACGTTGCCGTCCGGCAGCGGCGCAAGGTTCAAACCGGCGCGAACCTCATTGGCGGTCAGCACTCCAGCAGCCCGGTATGCGGAATAAGCGGTGGCGCGGCTGGCGAAGTCTGATTTCAGAAGCGCGTCGGTCAGGTGCTCGACATAAATCTCATCGCGGTCTTCCGGGGCAATCAGCTTGAGCGTGACTTCGCTTTCCCAGCGGCTGAGCCATGGTGAAAGGCTGTAGGTAAGGAACTGCTGTCCGCCTGTTTCGGCGTTGGCCCATGTCTGGCGGCTGTAATCCATCAGCAGTACGGGCGGGACGCGGAGAATGCGGGCAACCTCTGTGATTGCCAGCGCCCAGATTTCGAGGAACTGGCTGTCTACGGAATTGAAACTGAGGGGCGTGAATGATCCGCCTTCCTCCAGCACGGCGGTGCCACCTGAGTTGCTGCCACCCGTTGCGGCCTGCCAAGAGGCTTTGATGCGCTTGGCAACTTCGGCACCCAGCTTCTGCGGGAACGACAGGATGCCCGATGGGCGTGCGCCATTGGCGAACAGACGACAAGCGTGTGCCTGCATGGTGATCAGCAGACCGATGGCATCCTTGGCCTGCATCAACGGGCTTCTGCCCGAAATGGTGTTCATGCAAAGCGGTGAAGGCGCACGGATGTGGAGCATGTCGCGGAAATCGATGAACCGTGACCCACTGCCGATGTTCACACGGTAACGCGGTTCCCCTGTTAGGGTGTCTATTTCGATGGTGACGGTGCTGGGGTGGATGCGGTGCAATTCGCGTGGCTTCTTGTCGCCATCCCGCACGATCTCGGCAAACCCGCCTGCATCATAGCAGATGGCATCAGCGGTCAGCAGTTCGCGGAGCTGGGGGCCACGGGTCCAAGGATTGGCATCACCGTTCAGCAGCCGGGAGGCGATGTGATCCGCGTTGCGTTCCCGAGAACCATCGGCAGCGCGGGAATAGGTATGCAGTGGCAGGATGGAAGCTGCTTCCGAGATCGCACGAACGCCAGCGGCGACGGCAGGGACTCTGAGAGCACTTTCAGGGCTGACCACCACACCAGCAGCAGAGGGCATCGCGCCGAATAGCTCCAGCAGCCAGCCATCGGGCGCGGCTATGCCTTCCCGTGTCTCGTCGGCATGTGCTGCCGCTGTCTGTGCTGGTTTGGATCGCCCTAGTCCGAACATCGCTGGTCACCGTAGCAAGTTGCTGTTGGTGCCTGCCGATGTTCTACGGCTCTAATCGCGCAATGCGCATCCTGCCGAAGCAGTTCATCAAGGCAAGATGACGTTAGCTGATCACGGGTTGCTGGTCAACGCGAACCCTTGAAACTTAGGGGGCTTTTGGGGGTGTGGAAGCATATACGGGCCGGAGGCCTATCTTCCCGTAAACTGTTTTAAAAATGATCTTCACTGGGAATGGGTGTGAGGGTCTGCCCGAACGCCCCATCCCTATTCTATTATATGACCGAATTATCTTGACCCCTGTAAGAAATAATAGAATGGGGTTTTTACAGATTGAATTAGGGGTAAAGATACATTCGGTCATTTTGCGATAAGGGCGCTTAAAAGTCGCAGTTCCGGGGTAAGGGCTGTTGCTGCCGCTTGTTTCTCCATCACGTAGAGCTCAAGGCCCACTTGCGGGAAAGCGCGAAGCACCGACATCGAGGGAAAGTCGAAGAACTTTTCCTGCCCCTGTCCGGTCTCCCAGATAGCAACCTTTTCCCCGGCCATGAACGCAGGCCAGTCGGCAAGCACTGATCGGAATATCTCCACCTGATGCCCAACGGGCCAAATCTCTGCCAAGCCGCACATACAGCCAAATTCGCTATGGGTGGTCAGTGTCGGCAATACGTTCAATAGATGATCGATCTTCGCAATGCGGACCTCTTTAAGAGCGTCGGCTTCTGGCACGCAGGTCATGGTAGAAGAGAGCGTGTCCCGCTCGTCTAGTAGAGCCTTACGGCTTCTGTCACGCGACCTACGCAATAGACTAGACATGTGCTTCGCCAGCTTGTCGTGGGTCACTGGCCCCGGTTCGCCTGTTCGAATGATGGTCTTCTTGCGCCCGTCTATTTTGGCCACATCGCGTACAAACGGCTTTGATGAGGTTTGGCGGAAGAACTTGGATATGGACCATCCACCCAAACGCGCACAGAACTCATCTTGTGAGGCCAACGCCCATTCGAAACCGTCACGTTCGAAGGGAGCTTCGGCTATCATCTCCGCAACCAGCGCACTTAACACCTCAGAATTATTATCAGTTTTACTCAC